AAGGATTGGCTATGAAATTAATACGCTGCGGTTGAATCCACACATGTTGGGAATGAGGAGGTTCCCACTCAGGAGTAGCTATCTTCAAGAATGAATAACCTATGGAGAACCTTCCACTGGTTGAGTCCCTACTTACGATGTACGCATTATCGGGAGTAGCTGTAACAGGGGCTTTTGATTGACCATAGATGCTTCCAGCATGAGCAACTACTGTGCCATTTCCTATGCCCGAAGTAGTGGCGAACAAGACGGGATTTACAACGCCACTGAATGTCCCTACCGCATATACCACTACAGCAGCTATAACGGCCTTCTTATCGTTAGGAAGGACCCACCCCTGACCCGACTCAACACTCAATACAGGAAACGGTGACGCCCCAACAAACTGAAAACCGGTACTTGTTCCTAAGCTAAACGACTTTAGGTTTATCGTAGAAGGAGTGGTGGTGGGAGTGATACCGCATTGAACCCATTCAGGACGAGCATCTAAACCACTAACTGCCGTTATTCCACTGAAGACTGATGTTTGATAAGTATCAGTAAACGATGGAGTCTGCGTGTAGATCCTGATACCTACCGGCGTAGCAGTCGAAAAGCTAGCGTAGTTAGTAGAAAACCAAGACGTGTGCATGAACGTAATATCCATTAGTTTTCTCCGATGAAGATGGTGGGATCGCCAATGAGTTCAGAAGTGGAACCGAGCGTCAAGGTATTGTCAGGAACGAAAGCGGTAGTCGATGCAGTATTAGTCTCTTGTGAGAACATACAGCAAGATACTCGTCTAGTAAACGGCGTAGAAGTAGTGGCTCCTGAGCTAAAAGCTATATAAGGGACGGCAAACACATACTTCTCTCCCCGCTTTGCAACGGGCGCCATGGATTGAACCGTGTACCTAGCTTTAGTATCTTTCGCTGCTTCACCATTAGTGGACTTAGTGAATGATATGAAGTCAGTGGTGTAATCAAAAACATGATTAATAGGAAGATTAAACCACATGATTCCGGCAATTACATTACCAGCGGTATTTGTTTTCAATTCAGAGTAGAAAGAAAAGTTGTATAACTTTCCGCTATCGCAACGTATTCCGTAAAACTGTGGTTCAAAAGAAACTGTGTTAGTAACGTGGGTAGGAGTGTTTCCATTAGTTAGCAGATATCTAGTAGGCACGGTACCTGTCCCATACCCACAAGTTATAAGCGCTACATCCGAAGAAAGGGTCGATGTGTTGGAAACATTGACTGCGGTCTTGTAAGCCGATAACGAATTATCCACATCGGTCTGCAACGCTAGAGAAACAGTTTTGTAAGTATTAATGATACCGCTTCCTATCCAGTTATTCGTAGACTCATTATTAGTAGCCAAAAAACCCGCAGGAGGATTTCCCCAAGCGCCTGTTCCTGAAATGAACTCGGAGTCATCCATCAGGTTTAAGATGTTGATGCCCTCTATGACCTTGCAGGCGTACTTGGTAGCGGCGACTGTGATCTTCTGCAAGCTAGAAGGACGGCCTCGTTCAGACTGAAGCTTACCTATGGCGGCGAGTATCGACCTGTATCTGATATCTCCAAGAGCCTGCTCGGCCCTGACTCCGAAGTTAGTCTCTCCAAGAGCGTGCATGAGATCATCATGGGTGTCGTCTATGTTGTAGACGTTCTCTATGCCCTCGGCCAAGGTACGAGTGTAATCCAACTCAAATCCAATTAACTGTATAAACCTGTACAAATGGTTGTAGTTACCAGAGTAAGGTTCTTGATCCTTATTCCTGTAGTAGGGAGGAATAAGCTCATAGAGCTTTTCATTATGCTTATAGTTGATGGGGGTAAGGGCGTCCATCGAACCTGCCAAACGCCATTGCGCCGAAGAAGTAGACCCCTTCACATACAGGAAGATGGAGTAGTAATACCAGCGACCGGGCGTGAGGTTGGTGTCGTAAAGGCTCTGCACATCAAGAAATGGCCTATTAAACTCGTTACTGCCACCGCTAGTTTTGTCCCCATCTTGAGGTTGGGTGGTCATAACAGTAGGGGGAGTGCTTCCATCGACGGGGTATAGATCTCTGTATTTCTTTATGAAGCTCTGCCCGTCTAATGGAGTACTGGGATAGCCAAAGCTAGAACGTGTTATTGAGACGAGAGGCTCTAGCCCGTTACTTAGATCAGAGACTATGTCGGTGGTGGTGTCATCATCAAAGCCCCATACCACTCGTATCGTATTGTAGTCCCAAGGTTCGACATAAAAGTTAGTACGGCTAACAATTGTATCTAACGTAGGGTCGGTATCTGGCTGTCGGATGTATGACGGAGCAGGGGACGTTGCCGTTCCATTGGGAGTAACAGTAACCTCTGCTATGTCTTTTGAATAATAAAGACTGTAGGTAAAGGTGAAAGGTGTGGTCGTCGTTATTGAATTGATGGTGTATACACCATTGAAAGTACTGTCTACATTCTCAACGAGAACTTCGTCACCTACATTGAACTTATGGGCAGCAGCGGTAGTAATGGTTGCTTTACTGGTGCCAAGTTCAAACTTCTTTTTTGTGATAGCGGCTTTATTAGAACCGACTACATCCTTATCTATCTGAAATGCGGTCACGTTCCTGCCAGCCCTCCGGTAGAAGTAATCCAGCCAGTAAGTGTCGGCTTCAGACGAGGAAGATTGTACTTAGGAGTGAGGACATCCGCAGCCTGCACGGTAGTTCCGTCAATGTACATGGAGTTAATCTTTACATACTCCGCACCTTCGACATTGAGAACGGCACGATAGACATCTCCAAGAGAGATCCTTTTGCCGAAATCAACATTGTCGTAGGACAGTACCCCTTCTATTGCCTTTTGAACTGCTGTTTGAACAGCCGTCCTGTTGTACAGAGGGAACACTGATAGCTCCGCATTTATGACGATGTCTGTCCACTCCACTGGTTCACCGTACACAACAGCACCTATGAGCTTCTTATCGCTCAGGTAAGATTCCAGAGAGTCAATAAGTGACTGCATATCATTACTGATAGTAGTCATGGTTCCAGTGGCAGCGGCGGCAACATTTATAGCCGATGTTCCCGTGGCTACCGGGTACACGATAGTGGCAAGACCGGTTATTGTCCCGGTTGCCGAAGTACTTGAACTGGTTGCAGAGCTTGTATTATATGAGATCTGAAGCCCATCGGTACTGATAGCAGTTATCACATAAGTTCCATTGTAAGTACTGGAAACATCAGCGACAGTTATCATCTGTCCGACTTTAAGGCCGCTGTTTCCAGAGCTTAAGGTCAGTGTCGCCACATTAGGAGTACCTGCGACGATTACTTTGTTAGTAACCGTTACCGGTGCTACTGACGAGTAATAGTTAGACAGCGTAAACGTACCGTTGAGTGCGGAGACGCCAGAGTCCGTCACATAGACAATCTGCCCAGAAGTGATATTAAGTGACTTCGAAGTAGCTAAGGTAGCCGACAATACTCCATCGATGGTGCTGACATACCTGCTGGTTACAGAGGTAGTAGACCTACTAACTGATTGGGCGCTAGAAGCTACTCGTACATAGACAGCAGTGTAATTCTGTCCATATGCAGTTGCCTTAGTAATACCGGGAACCTGAAGAGCTAGATTGACGTAATCGTCAAGAGTGATAGCCCTACTCAAGGTGGACTTTGCACGAGGCACCGAGTATCGCAGAGACTCAATACTCTCCACATCGGCGCCACCGGAGGGCGCTGCGGTATTAGTAACAGTAATACCTGTTGAAGTTGCAAAAGCATTATCCAGAACAGTCAGGCTGTTTATGCCAAGGCTGTTGGCGGCAGAACCCACACCGTATCGATAACCGGCTCGGATCTCCACATTCACAGGAGGAACCCGTCCCGAAGCGTTATCTCCGAAAATGACATGGGTGTAGTCATCATCATCGATGTAGGTAGTAAATACCGACTGAGTCGGGGCAGCAAGAGAAAGCTTGTCAATCTTGGACCAAGTGACAGCTTGCCCACCCTCTACCGTATAGATAGAAACACTCTTATCGATTACGCCGGGATTGCTCAGGACAAACTCAGCATTAGGTATGCCTTTACTTACCCCGATCTTAGAAGGAGCTACCGTAACCCCTTCCGATGCTGTGGCAATCTTCGTTACCTGATACTGAGTATTAGAGGGATTAGCAGGATCAGCACCAATTACCGGAGCAGTATCTTTGCTGGAATCCATTGTTACATCAAAGTCCAACTCAAAATCGATAGTGTTTCCACTTGAGTCAGGAGTAGTACTGATAACGGTCTTGGCAGGAATTATGACTACTGTTCCTGAGGTAACCTTGCCCGTTTGGATTGTAGTTATGGCAGTACCAGTAGCGCTCGCAGATTGATAGGTAACAACAGCGGTTGAGTTGTCTCCATTAGGGTCAGTGACCGACAGGAGCACATGCTGCCCATCGTAAGCAGCAGTTCCTGTGTTAACCACAATTGTCTGATCAGGATAGAGATTGACACTATTGTCCGTACGGGACAGAGTCATAGTCACTAGATTGCTTACACAGGTAGCTGAGTTGATGTTGTAGAGAACGGTCTGACCCGCAATATCGTCCGCATAGAATTTCCATACAAACGAAATAGGAGCTACAGCGGCCTTATTACCCATGGGGGTGTAACCCATCATGTCAGCAATGTACAAGGCACTCTGTCGACGGATCGCTGTACCAAGGAATGCTTCCGATGCCAGCCGGTCGATATAGTAGTTAGTAATGTCTTCGGAGTAAGCGAAAAGCTCAAGCAGGAGTGTTCCGAAGTCGCCAGTCTCCCCGACAGTCCTCCACTCAGGAACAATCGACCTTGCCATGCCCACGAGCATGCTTCGGATGCTCTTGTAATCACGAGACGTGTAGTCAAGAACTATTCTGTTAGTTGATGAAGTCGTGCTTGGGATGGTACTCACTGCGTGCTCCCTGTACTAGAAGTGATGTCAAGGCCAACGCTCACTGTAGAAGTGGGGACGTAATTAGAAGCCTTGTACGCTATGTCTATGTAGACAAGATTAGGTGTTTCTCCGACCTGCACATTGGCGCTTTTGATGAAGGCGCTTGGGACAAACTGAATAAGCCTATCCCGCACCTGAGACGCCGTATCTTGGCGGTCCAGTTCGTCAGAAGGATCGAACAGAAGAGACTGGATGTCACAGCCCCAATCGGGATGCATGACACGCTCTTTCTGATTAGTGGTAAGAGCATCGATAACTTGGTTCCTAATGATCCGGTCATAGTTATCAGTACTTGCGACTGATCCTTTATTAAAGTTAAATGGTATATCAAAGGCTTTCATAACTTAACCGTAGACCTCAGTAGCTTTCCAAGTAGATTTCCACGATCCTGAAGACACGTCTTCGATGGTTCTAGGCAATCCTTGCGTCCTATTAGTATAGAACAATGCGGACTCAGTATTTGATCTGATTACACTGTTTTTATCTCTTGCCAGTTTTAACTGGGTTTGGAAGGAGTTATTTGTAAAAGAATGCTCAATGCCTCGGACCAGCCATGTGCCGTCGTAATCATTCTTTCCTGAGGAGTTACTACTGACCTGTATAGATATGTTTACTCCCGGTATTATCTGGACATCTCCATTTATTCTAGCCGCCGCCTGTTGGTTCCAGAAGTCAGGTCTGATATCCCAAGCATCGCTGTAAACAGTAGACATAGCCTTGTCACGGATAGGAGTATCGGTAGATAACTTATACGGCTGTCCTTGAATAAAAGATTGGCTGAGGCTGACCTCTGTGCCTGTAAAAAATCCAAATGAAGGCTTTATGTTGTCTCGTATTTTAAGAGACTGGGTTATTGGACTGAAATCCAGTAGCTGTCTAGACGGGTCAAGAAGGTCGTCAGCCCTTATGTACCTGCTGAACACTCCAGTATTGCCTACCAACTTTAAGGGATCTACAAGACGCACAACTCCCTCATACATATAGATTACATAACCTATACGGGTAGCTAGAGTCTGGAGAAACTCCCAGTCACTTTCAGTGGTCTGAGCAAGAGCGGGCCAATTGTAGGGGTGGGTATAGATAGCGCAGCCGAGTCCGTAACTGGTCACAATCTGAGCAAACACATCAGGAGCAGTCCTGTCTACAAAGAACTTAGGAGTGCCGGACTGCATGGGCCAGCTTGGACCCAAACACAGAATGTCCACCATGGCATCCTGTTGATATTCCTGATTTACATTTATAGTTATTATATAACCGTAGAATGTTTTACTTGAGCGCCTAGGCCCATATGTAAACTGGATCTTCTTATTTATATAACTCGATATCTTCGTCTTAGCTATCTGGGTCGTTATCACAGCCGCTTCGTGACTGTTCTCCATATTGGAAATACGAACCTGACGGAGTTCCGAACTGGACAAGTTCAGAAGTTCTCCGTCAATGGTTATGTCTCGTATGAGTATCTGCTGAATATTGTTTATTGCAGCATTGTTAAGCGCTGTGACCATGTCGTTACTCCGGCAAGTGGATCATGTCGCCCATTTTCAAATCAAACATGTTCCTAATAGTAGGATTGGCATTCGCTATCTTCCACCAGAGAGTGGGATCTCCCTGACTCGTATAGCTCAAAGTCTGAACGTCGTCAGTGGACTTGACCATGTATTGCTTGGGAGGCTGTGCTCCGAATCTTGTGGAAATAAGATAGAGAGCCTCCCTAGTTATCTCATTCAGCTTTACAGCAGAGTTATCGGTGTACTCAGCCCGAGTAAGGTCATCGTAAGTATGGGCAATTGCATACTCACGGGCGGCATCTTGATAACGAGAATCACTTGTAATAGCCATTAATCAATCACCTTCTAATCGTTTCATAAAGTCCCACACCGGCAATCCTCGTTTCTCAAATACATTCTTCCAATCACTATCAGTTACTGAGCAATGTACATGCGGACCATAAGCTCTACCTGTTTGCCCAACGAATGCGACGTTTTGGCCCTTAAACACACGTTCACCATTTTTAACGAGAGGAGGAGATTGAAAATGTGCCATATAAAGAGAGTACTGCTTACCATCTACTAAGTCGGATTGAATAACTATGGCATTACCTCCATTAGGATCAAATGAAGCCCCTGAAAACGGAGTTGGAGAACCTATATAAACTACAGTTCCGGCCCATGGTGAATAGACTGGCCGTCCTGTAGCGGCTCCAATATCAATAGCTGTAAGGTCTCCACCACCTGCGTTATGATCTTTGTGTGTAGGAAAGTTGTACGGGCGTTCCAGAATGAATCCACTGTTGCTAGGTGGAAACGCTCCAGCGGGTTTATCCACAAAGGGGGCACCGCTCTCCCCGTCAGCGAAGCTAACTTCTGGGGTCGTTAAATCAAAGAGTTCGTCTACTTCAAATTGTACTGTGGTCTGCTCGTATGGGATAGTCGCAGCGTAAGTAGCCTCTTGCTGTGTAGAAGCAAACTTGAAATCTTCTCTTATTTTCCCGAAATAGAAGACCTTCATCGACATAGCAATAGTCATTCGTATAGGAACCATATTGTGGTCGAACTTCGTATATTGAACAGCCGCCCTGTAAGGTCTTCCCTGCACTGATAGTTGGGGGCTGAATACGATGGTTACGTTTCTGGGATTGATCATCATAATCCCATTGTCTTGGAGATGAGGTCCTTGACCGTCAGGTACCACTCCCCTGATCACTAGATCAAAGTAGTCAAAGTCTTCAAGAACCCCTCGGGGCATGGCTCCATTAGCATTCTCAATCTGCCGGTCGAACATAAGTTCGAACGAGAAGTCAAGAATACCGGGAGGGGCTACAAGGTTATTAGAACCATAGATAGTATTAAAGGGGTCTAGGGCCTGCTGCTCAAGATAAGCGACATAGTCCCGCTGGATGTTGGTCGGGTTGTACATGAAGTACAGGCGATATCCATCAGTAGGATCTAGCTTATTCGAAGCGCTACGGCGAATGTATCCCCTTGATATGCGGGGAGATAGGTTTGCAGGACCATCTGATATGGGGCTGAACAGTCGCCCAGCAGATCCATACTCAAACGGAGGATTCTGCTTAGCTAAGGAAGACTCATCTAATCTTTGATAGGCGTTGTTACGCATAAGAGAAGAGAAGTTTCTCTCAGCAATACGACGAGTAGATCCATCTATTTCTGGGTTAGCAACAGACTGTCCGTTGATATTGGAGTTGACTATTGATGGAGTGTATGTGTTTATTGAAATGTTATCGGCTACAGTCATCACATATCACCAGTACTTATCCACAAACGCTACAGAGTCTTCATAGAAAGAAGGTCCTCCGTAATAAAGGAGTTTCCAACTACCATCATCATCGTGGTAGTTTCCCTTACCGGCTGAGGGAGATGTATTCCATGCAGCAAAGGTATATCCGTTACCAGTGTACTTACTTAATGCCGCTAAAGCATTCTCGTAAGGATCAGTCAACTCTGCTCGGGATTTGCCACCGTAACCATCTTTATTGGTATTTATTTGCCAAATACCAATATCCCATGATGGATAGAAAGTATTATCAATTGTTTCCCCACTTTTGTTTATATTTACAGCGTTGGTTACAAAACCACTTTCACGATATTTGGCTATGCCCCACAGTCCATAGGCTACTTCTTTTGAAATACCCGCAGCTTTACATAACTGTAGGATTTGTTGGTCTGTCAACCGAACTTCAGCCGCTTGAGGATTCTGTGTAATTCTGAATCCCCAAAAATTATTAGGATCGTACCTAGGTATTCCTTGAAGACCGGAAGGGACACTTCCATTAGTCCCCGGAGTGTCATTAGGAGCGACATAAGGAGTAGGACTATTAGATTCAGGGAAGGAAATATCAGTATATAGCTGTCCAAGTTCTTCCGCCTCAAACTGGACCTGAGACTGTTCATAAGGGACAGTAGCGCTGTAAACACCCTCTGATGAGAATTGATTGAAGTTAGGGATGGTCTGAACTGGTCCTATGTAGAACGCCTTCATCGTTATAGAGATGGTCATCCTAGTAGGCGTCATGTAGTGATCAAACTTCTCAAAATTCACAGCCGCATTGTAGGGACGGCCATGAACCACGAGATCTTTACTGAACACCACGGCGACGTTCCGTGGATTAACGAGCATGATCCCATTATCAGGAATAGAGTTACCGGCATTAGGAACATCAGGAGCTATGCCTCTAACCACTCGGTCAAAGAAGTCATAGTCAACACGAGTGCCGGGATGGTTGGAATCTTGGGAAACCTCAATATGACGGTCGAACATAAGTTCGAACGAGAAGTCAAGTATGCCGGGAGGAGCAGTCATATTATTAGAACCAAACATGGCGTTGTAAGGGTCCAACGCCTGCTGGTCCAGATAAGCCATATACTGTCGCTCAATAGTCTCAGGGTTGTACATGAAGTACAGGCGGTACTTACTGGTGGGGTCAGAAGTATCTTGCCCAGCCCGACGTATGTATCCTCGTGTGATCTTTGCGGAAGCACCGTATGTAGTATCTATAGAACCGTAGGGACTGGAACCGGTCAGCTTGAATGGAGGATTTGATAATCCTTGGTTAGAGTCATCTAGACGTTCAATACCATACTGGTAGTCAGAAACTATCGCTTTATCCACTCCGTAAAGTCCTGTATTTACAGAGCGTGCTGCCGAGGCAGTATTGACGTTTAGATTGGTGTAGGTGTTTATGTCTACGTTACTAGCGGCCACTAGGACTTTCTCCAGTCCCGCTTAGCATATTCTGCTTGAAGATGATCAGCGATAGTCGCCGCAGTACGTTGGGCGTCTATTGGAGAGTTCCCGGTGGCGCCATTCAGATGAATCTCCGTCTTGAAAATGATGGGAGAATCCATCTTCGCATGTATGGTCGGGGAACCACTAGCCATAGATATTGGATCGCCAAAAACCGGTTGACCCAAATTAACATCTGGTTCAAACCCTTTGAACACACGGGATTTGAAATCAGACTTTGTATTTATTAGAGACTTGTAATCGTCTACTCCGAGCTTATTTGTACCAGTAAAGCTACCGAGCATGCCCATAGGTTCCATAAGAAGTTTGATAAAGAAGTTAATAGCGCTATCGACAGTATTTATAGCGCTGCCCCCACTGAAGAACATGCTTATAAGTTTTTTCATAGGCCAAGTTATTGTATCTTCAAGAGCTTTTGCACCTGTTCCGAAAAAGGCCCCGACTTTACCTAAGAAAGAATCCTCATCTCCGATAGGCATGGACCCCGGATCTCCATAAGGCATAGTCCCCGCTGCTTGGACATGCCAAGGTTCTCCAGCGTGGGTAGCTGTTTGTAGACCAAATTTACCGGCGTTAGCTTGAAGCCAACCCATCTCACTCATAGGGCCGATATCGGCAGCCCAACCACGAGTATGCATACTCTTAGAAGCGGGACCCACACGGCCTACACCATTACGATGAAGCCTATTTTGAGTAACAGTATCTCGATATCCAGAGGACATTTTCAGCCTTGGATTAGCTTTCATCATAGCGTCGATTTTTGATCCAAGATCGGGCGCCAGATGCTTAGTAGAGGTTCCTCCTCGGGGTCCATAATCACCTATTGGGTCACCTATTGGGTCACCCGTAGGTTTAAGACCAGCAAGCATATGGTTACCCGTCATTAATCCTGCAAAAGGAGTAGAGACTAGGCTGGATATGATCGGCATAAGCATTTCTGCAATTGGAGTAGGAAGCATTGACATAATGTTTCCTAAATTGGTACCAGTCATAGTTTTTGCTAGAGAGAGATCTGCTCCCTGCATACCAATGTTGAAGCGACGATCCGCTGCTTCACGCCCTCCATAGATGTTATACATCTGATTACCAAGAAGATAATCCCGCCTACTACTTTCGGTTATATTCCTCAGGCGCTCGGAGGCAAGATCAATGCCGTTACCTTTATTTGCGGATACGTTAGCTGCAAGCTGTTTTGTCTGTCCCGCGGCTCCTTGAGTAATGGGACTTACTTGACCAGCATTTGCGAGGGCATACTGCCACCAGTAATCCACCATCTCGCCCGGAACACCCATCATTTGGAACCAAGCGTTTATGTTTGATCCGGGGAAGTTCTGTGTTATGAGTTCATCTTTTGAAAACTTGCCGCCCTGATTACCAACACGCTGCTGTTCCATGAACTTAGTGATGCCTTCGGCCCACTCAGCAAGGCTCTTGTACCGCCCACCTTGGCCGATCATAGTGAAAGCACCTTGGCCGTAGTACATACCAGCCTGCTGCGATTTGGTATTGCCTATGTAGTTAGCGAGCGTGGAGGACATAGCTCCAGCAGAAACGCCGGGAGTGAGAGTCTGCATCTGTCGGACTGACTCAAAGAACCCATTCCTACCGGAAGTACCCTTCATGTAGGAACCGACAGATTGGCCTGCCAATACAGTAGAAACTATGTCAGCGTTAGAACCTCGCACAGGGGCGCCTTGGGCAAGGCCCCTAATGAGATCTTGTATAGACATACCCATTGCCGCAGCGTTAGGGCCTAATGCTTGGGATAACTGAAGAGCGGTGTTCCTATTGCCAGTCGGCCCTTCAATACGGTCATAGGCATAATTGAGGCTTCCGGCATTGACGATACCTCCAAGAGTACCAACGCCACCTGCAGCTTTCAAAGCAGTACTTATACCGCCACCAATAACACCTCCTATACCTCCACTAAACAGGGAAGTAAGACCATTTCTTACAGAACCTAAAAGGCTTTTTATAGCCTCTCCGGTGTCAGAACCCATGGATTTTCCAGCGGAGATATCCGACTCGGTGGCTCCAGCGTTTGACTTGATATTTGTGGTTTTCCTACCTGAACTACTTGCTGCGCTGGAAGAAACACCTCCTCCCCCATCGACAGTAGGAGTGAAAATTGTCTTGATAGCGGTAAACCTAGGAGATTTGCTACCGGAAGATCCAGCGCTTATTCCCTGTACGGCACCAGAAACGTCCTTGGCAGACGCTGATACGCCTTTAAGGGACCCAGCTATCTTGTCCATTTCAGACTTGAAAGCATTGCTACTACTTGAGAAGGTCCTAAGAGTCTGCTGTAACTCAGCAAGGTTCGTCTTGACCTTAGACAGCGAACTGGCGAAGTCGTCAAGACCCTTGACGTTGATATCTGCCATGGCAGACAGTTTCTTCTGGGAGGGGAAACCCCCTCCCAAACCGCCGAGTCGGGAACCACCTGTGGCGTCTTGTTCAGCCATTGTTGTTCTCCCGTCTCCACTTAAGTAATTTCAACCAATACTGACGCTCACGTTTTGTGAGCTTTTTTATTTCTGTCAAATTCCAGCCCGGATATTCCTTGGAGATGATGTCGTACTCCAAGTAAAGGAACCCAGTGTTAAGGGCGAAAAATGTCACCCCACGAAAGTGGGAGAATCATTTCAAACGCACAACTTGGGCAAGGGACTTTGATATTCAAGTCAGGACTGGGCTGCGCCGCAGTGAGGGCCTCAAGGATCTTACGACGGTCTCCCATCGACAGGTTCCGTGCAGTGGCAATCGGGTCCACCACAGGGGCACCATTAATCTCCGTGATGCACTCACTAAGCATCAGGGTGTTCTGCTCAGCAGAGCTTGCACCCTTGCGCTTGAGGACAGTTAACTGATCTGCACCAGTGGCGAGGCGGTAGGTAAGAGTGTCCTTCTTCGAAGTGACCATGGTGTTGGTCAGTGAGTAAGGATTCTCCATAGTCGGAAATTCAATGTCTTCAGAAAGCTGAAGAGTGGTTTCCGAGTCCACATCGCAGGCGGGACAAGTATGAGTAATGACCTTGTCATCACCGTAGGTGATACTGGTGATATGAATGAACAACTGCTCACGTTCACCGACGAGAAGCCCTGCCAAGGTCGATTGGCGATCAGCAAAGTTCATATCCGAGAGATCAATCGCTCCGATACGAACCGTTCCGTACACCAGCACGGCATCAAAGAAGTCAACGACATCCTTGAACCTTGCCAGAGCCTCTTCGTCGGCTCCAGTGAGTTCCTTCAGTTCTGCTTCCGTTTCCCACTTACTGCCGTCGAATAACCCCCGAGGCAACGTGATGAGATTGGAAACAGGCTCCTCCATAAGAGGAATATTTCCAACAATGGCCTTTTTTGCGTCTTGTAAGTCCTGCTGCTTAACGGGTTCTACGTCAATGAAACTCACGGTTAATGCTCCTATGTGTAATGTTTATTTAGAAAAGATTGGTAGAGCTACTGGCTGAGGTCAGGGAGTTGACCTGATCCTTGCCCCAGAAGACCTCAAGGCCCTCATGGTGGACGGTCATGTTGCTGACCATAATTGAGTTTGAAAGGGAATCAAGCCCAGAGAATGCCACGTTCGCCACCCAAGCGTTGCGGACCTGAAAGGCGAGAACGGCGTTGCTGAGATCCGTAGAGGTCTTAGCGCCGGGGCCAACAGTAACGGGGTGGTCATACACACGGATAAGCATATCAAAGCGGTAATCGGTGTTCGCAGGAAGGGTTCCCCCACCCCAGTTCACCGAGAACATCTGCCGTGCGAGGTTCCACATACCGGGCTTCTGATAGAAGACACCGGAGGAAAGAGTGACGGGAGAAAAGTCAGTGATTCCCGGCATCTTATGGGGGTTGGTGTTCCAACCACCCTCACGGTAGGGAATCATCTCAGTGGACATGTTGAGACCGTCCACTGCGGTGAATCCCATTTGAGCAATGCTCTGCTTAATTGCAGCATCGGGGTGGAAGATATCCACTTGGAATTTAAAGTTGCGAATAGGATCTTGACTGAGCCTAGTCTTATCCGCTGAAACTGAAGTAGCCATTGTTTGATATTCCTATCTATCAGTTGGGGGTCTGGACTTCGGCGGTATATCCGCCCGTCTCGTACTGGGTAACTCGGATAACGATGAACTCAGCGGGGTACTGAAGAGCGATACCGACATCCAGTCGAACTTCCCCTGCCTGCACGAGCGCAGGGGTGTTGATGGAGGAATCACACTTGATGTAATACGCCTCTTGAGGATTGTTACCCTTAAGACCGCCCTGTTCCCAAAGCGGACGGAGGATCTGCTCGGCGGCAGAAATCAGTGAAAGCCAAAGCCTCTGATCATTGTTCTCAAAGATGGCAAACTGAGTGGACTGACGGAGACGTTCCTTGACGTAAATCAAGGTGCGTCGTCCCGACACATACTTGTCAGGTCCGTAAATCTTGCGAGTACGGGCGCCCATGACTGCGATACCGGCTCCTGTAACAGGGCGGATCACATTGACGTTGGCAGCGTTGATAGTACCAAGCTGTGTTTCAGTGAACTTTGTCTCCACACCAACGGCGTTGGTGATGGAAGCAATGATGCCCGCAGGAGCACGGAACACGCCGTTAGTAGTATCGATACGGTTCATCACACCCGCAACTGCACCGCCCGGAGGGATAGCAATAGTAGAACCGCTCGGGCTAGGATCAGGAACGATGATCCATGGCGTGTAACTAGCCACATACGAGTCACCAGTAGTACCAGTGTAATTAAGACCAGTAATACCTGACTGAGTCACATAGGTAGTCGTATAAGTGTCTACCGTTGTACTGGCCCTTGCAGGCACACTGTCGTTAATGATGAAGACGTTTCCACGTTCTTTAATCGAAGCAACAGCACTGACCGTGTTGGTGTTCGGAATGTAGTACTTGGGCGTACTTTCAATACTTTCAAAAGAAGTAAGGTTGAGGATAATAGGACCGGTAATGGTTGCTATTGCGGTCGCAGCACTCACTCCCGTTGACGAAGCATAATCAGCCGTATACGGAGCAGCAGATCCTGACCCCTTAAGTGCCGGGTTTGTACCACCCGATAAAGACTGAACAGACGTAGTGACACTGGGAGACTTAGCGGGATCGAACGCACTAAGCGTGACGTACTTTGAACCGGTAGAAGCATCGTTGATCGTGGTATCGATCTTTGACGTTCCATAAGCTCCGTCTATCGTCATATTAAAGAAGGTCTCAACAAGATTACCGTTGTAAAAAATGTTGATAGTGAAGAAGTCTTTATCAGAACCGTTAACCTTACTAACAGTCTTGGAAACTGTATAGCCAAGATTGTTTCCATCGGTTCCGGGGGTTTCAGACGTAAGGGTGAAAGCGCTACCGCTACTAGAAGAAACAGCTTTGAATGCCGAAACACCGGGAATGGCTGTATCAACTACACGCTGGACATAACAAGGACGCCCACCGTTCTGGAAGTAAGAATAAACAGCGTAAGGAAGGTAGCTCTTGTAAGACACAGGAGTAGCGTCAGTAACAGTATCAAACCCACCGAAACTGGCGACATAGTCGGACCAGCTTTCGCAACGCACGGGCGTTGTAGTGGAACCCTTGGGAGCAATACCCAAGAAAAGTGCAGTTGAACTGACAGGAGAAGCATTCGTATTATCTACGAAAGTGCCTTCCTCAAGATAAACGCCGGGGCGTGAAAGATCAGTAGCCATGTGGACTCCTAGAATTAGTGTTGGTTATTAGCGATAAGTAGAACATGGGCACCTCTACGAGCCAGACGGCGGTACGACAGTGACGGGTTCGCCAATAGTATGAGTACTATTATAGGCGTGACTGGTGGATTCCCTAGTATTAGTATTGGCGTAAACGTCAGTATGTACTCGGGAAACCTTGTAAAGCTCTTCTATGGCGCTTTGAGGGATCTCAGCGTCCATAACGATTGTGTAGACTTTTCGGAATATGCGCTTGTTCCCTGACTCCGTAGTTTCCGTGGTGTCAGCAGGCTGCATTTCCACTAGCTCACAGCGTCGCCATGTCTGATCAGCATCGACCCCTATCCAGAAAGGACGGGGAGGAAGGATGTCAGTCATAAAGCGGCTGAGAAGATAGCGATCTTGTATAGCAGAACGACTATGTACTGCTACCTGATACATAAGAGTATACATGAGATATGGTTTTATCTCATATTTCCTATTTGACCCGCTATGGGCCGGAAGCTGGGGAGATACAGAAGGAACATACATTCCTGTACTTCCCTGCTCGCCGGTAACGGGGTCCTCAAAGGAAGCGTAGTTTTCCGGCACTGAGAAGATGCTCGTCCAGCGATCAACAGCAGGACTCATTCCGAGGAAATCAATAGTTATGAACGGGTACTTTATTCTCCGCTCACCTTCGGGATAACGGAACCACACATCCACAGGGATCATGCTGTTCTTATCAGGCACGGTGATACCTGAGAGATATTCCTTCAGGGCGGCGTCTTCAGCGAGAATAAGACCCGTATGGGCAATATGGTCTATATCACCGACTGCCAGAGAGTAATCCCAATCAGTTGTCATTATCGAACGTCCCCCTAGTCATAGTCCTAGTAAGGAACTCGTCCATGACCTGCTGGGCATCATCCATAGCTTTTGGCATATGGCGAATAAGGGGCTGAGGAGCTTGAACGTCGTCTCCATACTCAGCCTTGAAAGCCATATCCACATGCTCAGGGTTCTGGACGCCGACCATATAGCGACCTTCCTCCTGCCATGCTTCTATGGAAGGGGCGATCTCCTGCCAGTGCTTATTCCTACTGGCGGCGTCCCTGAGGCTGTTCTGAGCGGTCTCCATGCCCAGCCGAGCGGCTTCATGGGCAGCAGTGTTCATAGCGTAGGCATAGGACTCTAAGGAAGCAAAAAAGTCTGCACTGATGTGCAGTGTATCTGCCACTGTACTATGCCTCCCGGCGCTATCTCATAGGGAGTATGGCCGCTCAGCCATACTCACCTATATCATACACCATGGAAACGAATTAGGCACTAGGTGGGATACCAGAAGGACCAACATCAGTAATTGTTAAAGAACAACTATAGTTTCCTGATCCGAACATCGATGTACCGGCACTGGAGGCAGTAAATCTAATTCTACAAGCACGGCTATCTGTAACGCTGGGTTGATACAGAAACTGGGTACTCCAAGAAGTGCTATACGACGAAGGTTGTGTCTGCTTCGGAAGGTTTATGACTGTCTGTGTACCAAATTGAAACGTAGGAGAAAGCGTCATAGTTGATGTAGCACCAAAGCTAAATAAATAACCATTTGCTGCCACTAAATAATTTCTATCGTCTCTAAGATTTAAAGAACCAGTATTTAAAATTTCTGTACTACTCGTTCCGATGGGTGTATCTGAGGCAAGAAGTGCTCCTCCGACTATTCCCCACGGCTGACCCCACGGAGGTTTCCAACCAGTGGTAGCTCCGTAATAAACAAGAATATTACCGGTATCAGTTTCATAGATAGCTTGACCAATAGCGGGAGAGGCAGGACGAGTAGTAGAAGTACAAGTATATAGATCTGGGTATTGCCAAGTAGGAGCAGCAGCCCCAGTTGAGGTTATTACCTGTCCCGTGACACCGGCAGCAGTAACTCCATAAGTAGAAGTAGTTGCTCCATAAGCAACACCTCCAACAGTAGGGCTTGTGCTTATTCCAGTGCCGCCCCGAGCGGTCGCCAGCGTGCCAGAAGTCTTAGACGCAAGATCAAGCGTACCGGTGGCATTACCGAGGTTCTGTAAGGTAGCTGCATCAAGACCGTCTAACTTATCGGCATTGAGGTTAGTGACTACAGTACCTGAGGCCACTGTAAAGGGAGCACCGGAAGTTGCTGTCGATGCTAGGGTTAAACCGGAAACGACACCACTAGCAGTTACAGTAGTACTGGTAACAGATGTTCCACTAATGGTGGTTCCTGTGGCGACCCTGATTGCTTTGTCGACCTCAACTCCTGTGCTGCTTGTAGTTACAACAGCGGTATTACTACCACCAGTAGAAACCGTCAGAGTATCTATTCTGTCAAGAACAATAGGGTTACTGCCGTTCTTCAAAGTAATCCCGTACGAAGCTCCGGTTACCTTTAAAACAACGTCGGTAGATGAATCTAGTGCCGGATTGAGATTAGCAGAAGCAAGTATGTTCTTATAGGAAGAACCAAGGCTCAGCGTAAGCTTGCCTGCCGTAATATCATAGAAAATTCGCCCAGCAGTCACATTGGCGACATTGCCTGTAGCGCTCCCCACCGTTGGGGGAGTAGTGGTCACTCGGACGACAGAACGCTCTTGAAGCCAAGTAGCATCAGCGTCTCGCCAGTTATCTGTGTTGTCAGTCCAGTTAAGGTCGCCGTTGCCACCGGCTGGAATAGTAACACTCATTTCAAATCTCCATCAATATGAAGTGGGGAACATATCCCACACTCGTTCGTCTTCGGGCTGAGTTTCAATACCTGAAACTCCAATAACAACATCCTGACGAGCACGTCCCCGTATCTGGAAGTTAGTTATTTCATAAAATCGGCCATCGTAATAGATGATGTCGTTCAGGCGATCATCCCACCACGGCTTACCTACGGGCTTACTATCCCAAAGCCGCCCGCCATGGGCCTCAGTGGAATCAATACCGGTCTCATCAATGGTCCTAGCCGAGCAGGCAAACCTAATGCGCTGAGTAGGACGGCGCCCTTCAGCGGCGTAGCTCTCAGCGTCCTCTGTCTGGTCAACCCAAAGGACTGGGACAGCGACACCGTTCAGGTAATTCTTACCGCCCTCGTCATACACGCTGTCGTATGAGGAATCGACATCAAATTTGAACCATATGACAGCTTCGCCAATCTTGTTCTGATACCGATTCATCTCTTTGAAAACGTGGTTTACTTCCCTGCGGGTATCTATCACGGCGCACCGCCAGTACCAATCGTTCCCCAGCCGCCATAGCCAAAGTCCCATGACTCAGTCTGAAGGTTCTGGTCCTGAGAACCCCAGAAGGCTTCTTCGTCTTCAAAGGGGACACTCTCCTCAGGATCAATGAGGGGACGAATACGGATCGGAGGACGAGGATTGTCAATTTCACGGCCACGGTACAGAGGGGCGTAGCGATTGGAGAGGCGAGTGATACGTCGCAGGGTATGCATCTCAATGCGCTTGAGACCGACGTTGAGCATTGCTGCCTTCTCCTCGTACCGCTTTTCCCAATAAGTGATCAGAGCCTGTACTTGTTGGTAGCGCTGATGAGCAGGAATACTCATACCTTCAGGAGAAGAAATATCGATATCGGTGGCAAACTCAGAAAGTAGTGACCATAGTGCTCCAACCAGAGCGCCGATACCCATGACTTCTACTTCGACACCCATTATCGACTGCATATCGGCACCGGGACGGTGGTACATATGTTCGGTCATAGTTATCTGGGAAAAGAAATCAAGATCCTCATCAAGGAACCATTGATAATACATTCCCGACACATATACACCGTCAACATATTGAGAGGGGTTGGGAAGCTTCAGAAGGCCGCTTCGTGCATTAACAACGAAATCTTCAACATGTGAACTATCGGTATTGTTTATAACCGTGACCGATGTTGGTTCAATATTGGGATGGGGAAGGCGCAAGGTAGCACCGGTCGTGGCGAAGTTGATCTCGAAAAAAGTTCCGAAATCTCTGCTTAATTTACGAGCTACAGATGAAACTTCTGCCAGTGTGGTCATACACCTATAGTACCTTATATATTGGATTCTTCCGAAGGCTCTTCTGGAGCTTGAATCTGCTCAAGGGCCTTTTTAAGAATGATGTTCTCCAGCGTAAGAGACTTGTTACGCTCAAGAAGCTCGTCAATAACAATTTGAAAATCAATATCAATATCCATTTTATTCTCCTAATTATCGAATGCGGACAAGTGTGTAGCCAAGACACCGAAACTCGGTAGTGCCAGAAATGCTTCCCAAAGTGACGTTCAATGTCAGTGTCTTGGATGCATTGGTTGCGCTCATATCCTCTGCCGCAGTTCCTGCGCCTACACCACCCTGAGCGTTGGCTGAAGTATTCAGAGTGGTCGTGCTTTGGGAAGAGGTGTGCATAATCATGCCCAAGTTTTGGGTTGTTAGACTGGGGAGTATCAGCTCAACTTCTGCCCACCACCGTCTTTTTGCACCGCCAGTAGTTTGGGTAGCACTTACTGATGCCCCAGCAAATACTGATGTAGCGCCAAATACGAGTTCTATAGTCTGGTTGACTGCTCCACCAGTGTTCTGATTGTCGCCCCATGCTTTAAGTATGTAAATATCACCGGCAGCTACCGGATAGGTGGCCCCACCTATCGTCTCAGTCAGTAAAGCTTGTTTGCCAGTAGTGTTGATAGTTGTTGTCGTAGTATTGGCAGCAAGTTTCAAATAAGTATTAGCACCAGAAGTTCCTGTAGATCCCTGATTACCTTGGAATCCCTGATTACCTTGGAATCCCTGATTACCTTGGTTTCCCTGATTACCTTGGTTTCCCTGATTACCTTGGTTTCCCTGATTACCTTGGTTTCCCTGATTACCTTGGTTTCCTTGGTTTCCCTGATTACCTTGGTTTCCCTGATTACCTTGGTTTCCCTGATTACCTTGGTTTCCCTGATTACCTTGGTTTCCCTGATTACCTTGAAGGCCAGTCAGACCTTGGTTTCCCTGATTACCTTGAAGGCCAGTCAGACCTTGGTTTCCCTGATTACCTTGGAATCCTTGATTACCTTGAAGGCCAGTCAGACCTTGGTTACCTTGGTTACCTTGGTTACCTTGGACCCCTTGTACGCCCTGATATCCCTGTGGACCTTGATATCCCTGTGGTCCCTGTGGGCCTCGTGGTCCAGAAAGAGGAGCGCTTATGACACTTACTGATGGACCGGATTGACCACTAGTAGAAACAACAACACCACTAGGTGTATTGGGGACAATAGTTACAGGAGTGGTGCCTTCGTTTATTGGAATTATTTCCATAGAAGATTACCTTACAGTCCACTCGGTTATGATCCGTGCCTTACCTCGTAGATGGGTCCTGACTACTTCCTCAATAGTGCGAGTTTGTAGATCCCAGCGATACCAGTTGCCGGGAAGGATATTGCCACTCTTAGTGGAATCAAGAACAAGGTTCACACGAGTAGCCCATTGAGTAGGCGTAACATCGGGAACTGTCACGATGTCGGCAGTAGCTGAGAACTCGGCCACTATGCTGTTTCCACGCCACCAGTTGTATTGATATCCATATGCAGGTACCCAATAGTCAGCGGCATAGGTGGAATATATGTAAGGATTCCTTACCTGAGCCGCCCACTCAGTGGATGTCCACGTCGGCATATTTGCAATAACTACCGCACCGTTAGGCGTAACCGCAGTGGAGGTAACAGTAGAGGTGCTCGTGACGGCATACTTAAAAGTGTTAGTAGCAACCTCAGTGATCGTGTAGGTGCCATTAAACGGAGAACCCACTCCGCTGACGGTCACGCTGAACCCTACGGAGTATCCGTGATTAGCAGAGGTAAGAGTTGCTACCCCTCCTGCCAGCGCCTTGTTGGTAATCGCCTTAGATGCGTTCGCATAAAGCGGCGTAGCAATAGAAGGGTTATCAATGACCCAGAACACGTCAGTAAATAGGAACTGGAACTCCGCAGTATCCCCCTGAACCCACTCTATGTTGTAGGCCGAAGGAAGACGGCTACCGAGATTTGAAGAGGTTGTAGTCATAGTCGTCACACCTGTAAATCCTGCTGGGGGCCAATTGGTACCACCGGCAGCTTCAGGAGCGCCGAATGGATATGGTATTTCTTCAAGTTGTTCGGCAAATAGCTCAGCGGATGCGGTGACGGTGTTTGGTACGAAGGAGCCGACCCTGTAAACAATCGGTTGAGTCGTCATATTGTACCTTACTTCTTTATGTAGAAATCAATGCTCAAAGAAGGAGGTGCGATGGTGATAGCCGCACCGGACCCAACAGCGGAATGGGCCGGGAGAGGATGAGTATGGGCAGAAAGATCCACATTTACATTATGAGTATGAGATCCGTCAGAAAGTATGGTGTGGCTGTGAGTATTACTAGAAACAGGAGACGTTATACCCGTGCTATTAGTACTAGTTAAATTATTTGTTGTCCTGACCCATATGCTTGTGGCAGAAGGCGTTGATGTCTGATATTTAGATATGTACCCCTCGGGAACTGTTCCAGTAGGAGTATCTACTTCCTTATTGTAATCAGAAGTAACTATGGGCTTGGCAAGATTTCCATCTTCAGTACTGAAATGATTATGCTGAGCATTAGAGTTAAGTGTGTGATTGTGCTGGTAGGTGTCGGTGCTTCCACTATGCGTATGTGCCCCATTAGCTACTGTCGTTTGCGTAGTAGTACTAGCAGTGTTGGCTAAGGTGTTGGTTGCAGAAACATCTTGATGGCGGTGGCTTGGAAGCTGAGACACATCAAGATTAAAGCTGACCGACCCATCCGTAGCTGTAACCGTAGTGGGATTTGCGATATTGGAGTTAGCTGTCGCCCCGATAGGAAAGCGCTTACGCATATCAGGAAGCTTCAGCCACTCACCAGAAGTGCTGAAAGTTGTTCCGGCAGATGACGTAACTCGCCATGCAGGAAATAGGTCATACAAGGCTTGGGCACTGGTGTTCTGATACACAGAGCCATCAAGCTTGAGCCATCCCGTCATGTTTGTATTGAATGACATGATGACGGAGCCGGTAGGAGGTTCGATACTAAGCTGAGACCAAGCACCAGCAGTATAGATAGAGGCCAGTCCAGTATCGGTGTCGATATGAACATCGCCAGAAACAGGAGATGTAAACGACGAAGCGTCCGCAGTCCACTTAATCCGCTGAGAGGTGACTGCGTCATACCCATTGAGCTTGATGGACCCTGTAGCAGAAATGTTCGTAGCTTTTAGGGTATTGGAGACAGTGATCTCTCCCACGCCGGTTCGGGTTACGGAAGCGTCGGGAGAGTTATTGTTAGTAGCATCGGACCAAGATATGGCTCCATCATGGGCGATGGTGAACTTCTTCTTGAGAGAAGACCCGCTACCAGTAGACTTATTAGTAGTGACGATGTCCTGTGTACTGTCCACGGACACGGCAGACGGCTGTAAGAAGTTTCGCTTATCTATAACAACAAACGTATTATTAGGCTTTAAGTAGAGGGCCGCTAAGACGACCATCTCGTCAAGCACATCTGGGAATACAGGATTAACAGAAGCGGTGCCTTTTACTATCTTGAAAGCACCTTCATAATAAGCAACAAGATCGAAGCGGGAGTTAGAACCACCGCTAAGAGAATCAACGCTCAGACTTGACGCACTGTTGACTGGGACAATAGTGCCGTTGAAATTAAGGACGTTGATAGTCCCTGATCCTACGGATACAGCAGTTCCAGACGTTTGTTCTACCTTACAGCCGGATATGACTCCGTAACGGCTATTTCCAAGTATGACAAAGTCTCCCTGATCAGGCTGGGCAGTCTGAAAATCAGGGGCATATGTGTTTGCGTTTGGAATTATGAAGCCGTCACGAGGAGTCATATCAGTTACCTTTTAAGAGGATCAGACGACAGTGACAGTGACCTTGGCAGCGACGTTTCCGTTAGCAGGTCCACCGGAAGCATCAATGATTTGAACGGTGTAAGTACCAGCAGTGGTATAGGTATGAGTCTTCGTAACAGCGCCATTGGCGTCAGTAAGCGGAATAGATGCAGTACCAACAGGACTCACTGCTGCCGAGGCAATGGTACCGCTTGCAGTGGTGTTGTACTTAATAGTACTACCGGTGGTACCGGAGACGAGAACGAAAGTTCCGTTCAGTGCAGCATCCACGCCAGCAATAGTCACCGTCTGACCAACAATGTAGTTGTGAGCAGCGGCAGTGGTAAGAGTAGCAAGGGTACCCGTACGCTGCTTGTTGTTAACTGAAGCAGTGGTAACAGCGCCCTGTGCTCCCGCATCTCCCCAGATAACCGAGTAAAGGGTTGCTGGGTTAAGGCCGGTGAGGTTAAACACCTCAGGTAGGGTGGACGTAACTGCTGCACCATTAGAAGCCGTCGCAGCAGTAGTACCGTTAGCACCACGAGTAACAGTAAGAGTGGTACCAGACACACCACTAACCAGAAGTTGCTCAGTACCAATCACTAGGGTCGATCCTATAACAATTCCAGTTGCAGAAGTAACTGTTATTGATGTAGAACCCGCTCCAGTGGTAAGAGTGATTGCAGCACTGAGCGTAGTCGAAACGGTGCCATACACCGGGCTGTCTGCGGGAGTAACTTTACCGTTGCGGGCGTTCATCGAAAGATAATGAACTGTTGCGAGACTCATCTATGGCTCCTTAGTGCCAGATTTTGCCAAGGCCCTCAAGCTCATCGGCAATGTAAACGGGGACGCGGTATTGGTTACCGGCTTCAAAAGAATAGCGTTCCCGACGACCACCAGCGACATAAGACATCTCTTCGATAGCCTCATTCACACGGATTACGACAAGGGGAACACCTTGAGGCTGAGGATTGCCTTGAATGGCATCCACTTCGATCTCAGGAATACCACCCATAAGATCATTCATTGTCGTAACGCCACCCTCAAGATGTTCATCTCGGGTCTCGTTACTTGGGTTAACACGCTTTTGTGCAGGCACGGTAAATTCTCCTATGAAAGATTTGAAACTGCTATATGTAAGTATCGCACACAGGGGTGGGTCTTGGCGACCCACCCCCGTATCCGAAAGTGACTCAGTTGAAAAGATCAGGCGTTAGTGCGGATCTTGACAACAGCGGAGTCGGTGACGAGGCCGAAGCCCCAGATGCTGTACCAAGCGAGGGCGTGCTCACGACCGAAGTCCAGAACACCACCGTCACGAAGCTCAACGGGAAGCGAGATGGCATGACCGAAGGCGTTGTCACCGATCATAAGGGCTTCAAACACTTCAGCGCTCGGAGCAACAGTGTAGTCATACGGCCAACGCTGATCCCAACCCGGAGTAGTAAGAGCGTCCGGCTCTGAGGTCGAAGTCTGCGAGCCAGCGACGTTACCCGTAAGGGTGGCCGGACCAACAGCGGGACTGGTAAGACCGGAACCACTGGTAGCCGAATCCTCACCACGGAACGCAAGGGCGTTGCCGGTGTCGTAGGTTTCGATGACGCGACTCCCTGTCAGCGGGCGACTGACCTGAGTGGTCTCAATGAAGACCACGTCATACAGGCGACCGATTTCACCAAGCATGAAGTTACCGGGGGCGGCATACTTCGAAACTTCGATGAACTCTGGGGTGTCACGAAGCTGACGGCTCTGCGACGGATGGATGAAGCAGACATAGGTCTCACCGAGACGCGGGATGTTCTTGCTGGAAAGCTCAAGCACGGCATCCTTGACGGCATGAGTGGTGAACTGGAACTCACCGTTGGTACTTGCTTCAAGAGCGGCCAGATTTGCGGCCTGATCACCCTTGTTGTAAATACCATACTTAGTCGTAAGGTCTGACGGAGCCTTGTAGCCATAGACAGCCGACGTAGCCGACTGAAGCGTCTCACGGGCCTGCGTGTCCATGTACAGAGCCATGTTGCGGCCCAGCAGACGGGAAGCAGAAGCCATAACGTCATCGAACGAAGCGTTGAGCAGAAGCTCAGACACTGCGATAGCGAAGCCGTGCTCGGCAACCGTGATGCGGTACTGCTGGGCGGTGATGCCGTAAGTCTTCATGCGGATACCTTCAACCAGCGGACCCGAGGGGATCGGAAGGTTGTTGTAACGCATGAAGTTGACCGTGAGACCCGGCATAACGCCAAGCTCGGTCTTCTTCACAGCAAACTGCTCAAACCGGAGAACCGGCATGGCCTGAAAGAGAATCTCCTTCGACCAAACAGTTTGAATGGCGGGACCCATGAGCGAGGTACCAGAAGTGATACCTGCGCCATAGCCACCAGTAATGTTTGCACCATCAAAAGAGGTGCTGTAACCCGACGGTGCGTCGAAAGCACTACCGGCCATACCACCGGCAACCCGGTTAGTACCGGTGATGCCTGAACCAGAAGGGATCTGGAAAGCCATTAGAATGTCCTCCTATTGGACTTGGCTGATTAATAAGGGGTTTTACTTCTACTACTAGCCTCGGTACTGACGGCCAGCAGCGTTAAGAAGGCTCGCCCGATAGCGCTTATACGTTTCCATATCCATTGTCCGAATATCATCCGGCGTGATCGATTCGTACGTCTCCATTTGCTCCAATGGCCCTACAGGAGGAGCAGTCGGAGCCGCTCCCCGCATTGACTGCCGCTGAGCAGAGGCCGAAACCTCAAAGTTGCCCATGATGGCGGCAGTACGAGCCTTCATCTCATCGATGAAAGCGTCGATTTCAATTTCTGAGTTCCCCGAGATGAGATCTCGGAGTTCAGGAATGATGTACTCGGATTCTTGAGCAATGCGCTCTTGGCGATACTGCTCCAGTTCGTTGAACCGGCGCTCACGCTCAAAAACTGCTCGGTCCTGCTCGTAGCGATTCTCAAGTTCTGAGAAACGATTCGTCCACTCATCCTCTTTACGCTTGAGGAGGTCGCGGGTTTCCATCTTCTCTTCTTCTTCGCGACGAGCACGATCAGCCTCTGCCTGAATTTCCGCAAGGCGTGCAGCTTCCTGCTCCTCACGTTCCTTCTGGATAGCCTTAAGCTGTTCGTCCATTGTCTGAATCCGTCCGTAAAGCTTGTCCTTCTCTTCACGGCGAACTCGTTCGATATCCTCTTCCGTATAGAAATTGGATGTAGCGACATTCTGTTCAACATTGTTGGTCATCTGCTGGGGGGTTCCCAAGGGGTTCCCTGCCATAGTCTCAGCCTGAACCTCTGCCCAAGTCGACGCCATCCGAGGCGCTTCCTTAGGATCTGCTCCGACAATGAAACCGTCATTCGTATCAGTAACGTCCTGCGACATAGTCTTAGTTCCTTAAACAGTTGATTTTACGGTACCTATAGTTATATCACATAAAGTGCGATAACCATGCAAACCCTAACTAACTTTCAAAAGTTTCTCGCTCAGGCGGCTCTTGTTGATACGCCATCTGCATAATCTGCATAGCTAGGTTCGGGTCTACACCGGGGGCCATCTGACCATCTCCCATATCCTGACCGGGAAGTATCAGAGGCTGGCCGTCCGGCGTCATGCCGGTGGCCTGAATAATGAACTGAGATGTCTGAGCCTGAATGAGGTTAAGAGCAGCCTGCTCCTTCGTGTCCTCAATCATCTCTTCGTTGATCTCAGCGATCTTCTGCTCAGCAAACATCTCACCCAGATCCCGCAGAGCGCCACGCTTGGACTCAAGGCCCATAGCCATACGAGCCTGAATCTCGTTGATCTTGATAAGCACATCAACCGGAAGCGGCTCGGGCCAGTGAACGGTGGTCTGGTAAGAGACCGGATCTTCGGGATTGATAACCTCATACTGTCCCATACGCAGGGGAACAGTCGCCACATAGGGGTTGTACTGAAGGGCCTCAGGCTCCTTGAAAACGGCGTGAAGGATAATCAGTTCGTTGATGCGCTTGAACAGGCGGCTGTACTGAGACTTCTTCAGTCCATACTTCTGCATAAGCGGCTGATACTGAACAGCCAGAGCGGTACCGCTGGTATTGGAGATGGGCTGCATCTGTCCGAGGGCCGAAGCAGGAACACCGGTCATCTCGTGCATAGCCTGCTTGATGAGTTCCATATAGCCCATGATTCCAGCGAAGTTGGTATCCATCGTAAGGTTCTCAATACGAGCGTCCTTAGTACCGATGGTCCAGACCTTCTTTGGCCCCTTTTCAAGGTTCGATGCCTTGGCACCGATGATCACCGTCACGGGGCTTCCGTGATAGTTGATGATCTCTGAGACCTCAGTGGCCTTCTCATTGAACTCACGGTTCAGCGAGATGATGTCCGTAATGTCCGCAAGGCCCCACGGTGAAGAAGCCACAGGTATGTTCTGCGTATAGGCGATAGGAATCTCGCCAAGCGGGTTGGGGCGGGCGTCAATACGCTCGTCATTGATGTACTCCTCAATCATGTCCTCGGTCAGGATCTCCGTGTAGGTGAAGACCTGACGGGCACCGTCAGAGGCAGTACCCCAGAACTTGTACTTCAGCTTGAAACGGATCAGGCGAGTACGGTCGTGTGGATGCCACTCTGGGAAACAAAAGGCAGGGTTCAGCGGAAGGATGCGGAACTTACCGGGACGCACACGACCAGCGGCATCTTGGAAAGGCTCCTCGTAAGCAACCTTGACGAACACATCACCAGAGACGGAGCCATGTTGCCCCATTTCCCACAGAGTGGTCTGCTTGTCGTTGTCGTGCTCCCAAGCCCGCTTGAGAAGGTAGGGGATGATTCCTGCGGTGGCTTCGGGAGAACCGAAATTAACGCCCTTACCGAAAGTGAAGTTCACCATGTAGTCAGCGAAGGCTTTGACGTAATTAAACGAAAGCTGCGCTTCACCAAGCTCACGCCGATACGCCCAGTGATGTCCTAGGTACCTTTATAGCCAAGCCCAGTTACTTGCATAACGGTTAAGTCGAGGTCCATGGACCTCAAATTCTTCGTCAGCAAGTTCAACTAGGCCCAAGGGACTGATCGCTATTGTTAGATCTGATGCCGCCGCTCGGTAAGAGGGAGGATAGAAATTTAGAGACACTGTCCGGTCACCTCCTCTCCTACTACGGCACTATCACGCTGACGCTGTGCCTTCAAATAATCGATAGCCCGCTGTAAAACTTCCACATCATCCTTGAAGTAACCTAGACCCGGATTACAAGTATGACATAAGATTCCCCTTACCTTACCATTAGTATGGTCGTGGTCGACGTGGGGGCGGGATTCTACAAGAGGAGTAAGGCATATAGCACAACGGCCTAATTGAGAATCATAAAGATTATCCCAATCTTGAGCCGATAGGCCGTACTTCTTCTTCAACTTATTATTGCGCTCATAAGACTTCTGCTCAGGAGTTTCTCGCCTGATATTTTGAATCAGTAAACGAGTGTGCTTATTTCTACATTTATTAGAACAGTAGAAATCATTCCTGAGGCGTGCGTGGTAAACAAATTCCCCAGCTTCAATAATCCCCTCACATTTTGGATGAGCACAGTTAACGGCATCTGAAAGGATGAGTACCTTCCTAAGCCGTCCTGTTCCATCATCTATAAGTTGAAAAGACATTAGCCACCACTATAGCAGAAAGTTTTGGAAATCTAGGATTTAGGGGTTGCACTCAAGGATTCGGTACGCTAGGGTGTTTGTATGGACACTAATCAAGCTAAACGGTATGCGGCTTTCTTCTGCTCAATTTGTGGAATCCGGGCCGGAGCGGTTTCCAACGGTAGAACAGTTTGCAACTCCCATATCGGATCAAGCCAGCCTACCATTTTTGATGATAAAACTGGAGATCCTATTACTTCCGATTAAGTTCTTCTTGGCGTTGTCCAATAACGTATTCGGGATCTTCCATGAAAGTAGAAGACCATTCCTTCAGAGGATCACGCTTTTCTAGATTTATTTCGTTAGCGTAATGACCTAGTTCGTTTATTACTCCAATAGCCTTTTCCCCTGTGGCAACACCTCGGGAGATGGCAGCAGCCCTTCCTGCGTGTGTACGAGGTAGCGCTTCTGAAACGTCTAAATAGGTGTCGGCAGGAGCGCCTGTTTCAGTGGGATATTTTTCCGTGGCATGCTTCGTCCAAGCACCCGCATACATGCTGGGTTGGCTAAGAGCAGCTTCACGGGAATTGACAAAGTCCTTGATAGTAGCTCCTGTTACAGAAGCATGAGGCATTACCGGAGCATTGTGTTCTGAATGAGAAACCATGTAAGCGTCAGTAGGACTTGATCCTACGTTAGATCCGAAAGCCCTGACGCTATAACCGGGATCTGCCTTTGTAGCAAGATTATGAAAGTCTTCCTCTGAAAGGCTTCCTGCCTGTCGGGCGCTTATGTGATCTGATGCTGGCATTTTCATTTATCCTTAAATATCAAAACTAAGTTGGCCGGGAACTTCAGGCTTTGGTGCTTTAGGCTTCGCAGCAGTATGAAATGCATTGGAACGACCATTAACCCTATCAAGTTCTTTCTCATACATCTTTAAAGATTCCGCACTAGGAAGTTGAGGAGCCATCCGCATTTGGTCAGCATTACTCTTAGGCTCTCGTTCTCCGGCCCAAGTAATTGCCTGAGCAGCGCCTATAGAGATCGGTATGTCATGTATTGAACGCATCTGTGCTTCATTGAGAAGAGCATGAGTTACTTGGTCTTTTCCAAGACCAGAAGCTGGTAGTCCGGCAGTAGGAATACCAGAGTCGAAGGCTGCTGATGCAGGTTTGTTCTTTACATTTACAGAGTCTTTACCCTCATAGGTAACTCCTAAGGCTGCTTCTTTCTGCCAAAAATCTTGAGCAGACGTAAGACTATGGGCGAGAGGAAGCTGGTATTGCATTCCTTCTTTACCGTGCAGACGAACTAAATAGTTATACTCGTCGCTTTGGGTACCAACAGGAACTGCCGCTTCAGCAGAAATGTTGTATGACGTTATTTTACTTGGTTGAAGTAACGGATCGGGATGTTTAGTGTCCCAAGTTTCTTCACCGGTAAGATACTTCCCAGCAGTTTCAACATTCTGACGATTTCTAACATTTCCTAATGGTCTAAAGCCTTCAAGATCCTCATGGAGTCTGTCATCCTTTTTCATATCGTCAGGGTTGAATCCTAATTCAGAAACCTGCTCAGGGCCGTATGGTTGTAGCTTTGTAGGATTAGGGTTATATGTAGCTCCTGATATTGACCCTAGCACTGCTAATTGATCTGGAGAGAGATCCGATATCTCGTGCTCTCCCTCTGGAACTATCGTAGGGTTAGCCTGCCGTTCTCTATCCCGAGCATTAGGTTTAGTTTGAGCTTGTAAGATATGAGCAGATGCCTGCGGGGTAACGGTAACTTTTCCACCTGAACCAGTTACAAACTCAGCCATCCTTCTTACAGCAGGAACTTCTACCTCTATAGGATCATTGGCGGGACTCATAGCTGCGCCTGCTGCGGAAGCCTGTTGCCGAGTGACTCCGGTATCGTTGGCTATGTCTTGGAAACGACCATGGTGTTCTCCATACCAAGTAGTATTGGCAGGTATATGAAGTTGTCCAGTAGCCTTTGTAGCCTGTAAGGCATCCCATTCAGCAGTATCTATGTGTCGCCTAAACCGATCAGAAATGGCGTCAATAGACATATCGTCAGCGCCCTCGGTTATTGCAGTCCCCTGTTTAAACTGAGTTCCATGTACTTTGGCTGCGCCTTGGCGAAGACGCTCTTCTCCTGAAGAAATCTCTTCGGGAGTCATATCTTGGGCCAAAAGAGGATACTCACTAGCAGCCGCAGTACCTGAAGGTCCAGCCTTACCTATACCGGAAGCTTCTCGTTGTCCTTGGCGCTTTTCAA